AGCCAGTCAGCGACGAAGAGGCGAGGAAGGCGCGCGAGTTGGAGGGGGTCTATATACCCGGGTTGCGCCGGCTGCTCGAGCGGCATGTGCGGCGAGCCCGGGTTCAGGGTGGTGCCGCTGTGAAGTGCGAGGGAGATAAGTGCGAGAACGATGACGCCAATGACGTCCAGTTGATCATGCTCCCGGGGGGCGGCTGGCTCGATCTGTGCGGGTACTGCCGCGACGAGTACCGCAAGGCATGGAAGGCGCACGCGGCTTGGGAGTCGCGCGGAGACGACGCCTACGACCGCGCGAAAGACGACAAGACCACGGGAGGTGGAAAATGAAGGATGCGCAGGCCACGGCGGCAGCCTAGGCCGTGACACGGTAGACGGGTTCCTTGATACACACACCAAGCCGACAAGATGGTGGCTGGCCCTGCTCGCGGGGGCTAAATAATCCTTGCACTAAATAAACGCATGCGATAGGGTTGAATCATGACGACGACGAACGGTTACTGCGGCAGGTGCGGCGGCTTCGGGTGCGACGTCCGCGCGGCGCGCGGCCTGAAGCGCTTCTGCGAGATTGAGGTGGTCGCGACGCCGGCCCGCCCCGAGCCGACCCGCGAGGAGTTGCAGGCGCAGTGCAAGCCTGGGCAGGGCGTCGTCGCGGTTCGCTCCGGCATGGGCCACGGCCCCCGCCGCTACATCATCGTGGGAAAGGCGGTGGCGTAATGGGCCACAACGTGTACCAAATCGTCATGAAGGTAGGCCGATGACCACTTGCGCATGTGGCCACCCCGCCGTTGACCACTACGAAGGCAACGGCGAAATGCTTGACATCGGATGCATTTACTGCGTCTGCGTCGAATACAAGTTGCCGACCGTGCCGCTGTTATGTACCATCTGCAACTTCCACCCTGTCGCGATTAAGCTTGCACCTGGGAAAGAATTATGCGACCGATGCGCGAAACTTGCCGTTGACGCCTTGTACGCTACCCCAACTGCGATCGTGACAATCATGGAAAGACGTGGTATGCTAGACACCTTTTCGCTTGACGACTTTCGCAGCAACAATCGAGGTCAAGGCGTAGAAAGCCCTGTGATTGTCATGGAATACGAGACCGAAAATGGTTCGCTTGCCTACTGCGGTTTCGCATCGCTCGTTCCCGGGTGCCGTACTGTGCAGAAATCGCTTGCAACCGCGTATCAAATGTGCGCAATCGTGGCTGAGGCTGTGGATTTGAGGAAGTCGTGACAATGTTAAACGACTGGGTCTATTGCGGTGAGGATAACTGTCAATGGAACAAACCAGAGTTCAAAATGTCAATGGAACAATTCCTGTTTCATGTGCGCACCTCTCATTACGATGCGCGCACTGTGCGCTACTTCGATGTGCCTACGAATCGCTTGACTACTGCAACGAACAGGAGAACGAAAATGTGGAACTGGATCAAGAAGATTGTCTCTAAGATCGTCGGCAGCAAGGCCGTCAAGGATGCTGAAGTTATCATTGTTGACGCCGCTGAACAGGCCGCGATCAACGCTGTCAAGAACGCGGTAAAGAAGTAGCCATGGCTAACAAGATGCGGTTGACGAAGTACTTTGACCCGTCGTCCGATGACATCGTCGTGATCAACGAAAAGACAGGAACCGCGTATACGATGAACTGCCACGGCCACAATGAATTCTTTTCGGCCGAAGAGGTTGCCAACCATGAGAGAGGTATCGATAACTCTAACTTCTGGGACCGCGTTAATGTCTCGAACGTCTATGGCTGGGAACCCAGCAGCATCTTGCGTTAAATTGTGTGAAGGCTGTTCGTCCCCGTACACCGAACGCACTATTGTCACCGAAACTGGCCTTGCAATGGTGTGTTTGGCGTGCTATAATGCTCGATCGAAGTTGAATAGACAGGCCGGGGTGGCGAAAAGTGGCAAACACCATGTGGTAGACGCAGCGGCCAATGTAGCCGCCGCTCGCAATGAGCATGCAGGTTCGAATCCTGCCCCCGGCTCGAGGAATCAGGATCGCGGCTGATTCGCACAGCCAACCCGCGATAGAGACTGGCCCGGCATCGAAAGGTGACCGGGCCTTTCTTTTGTCTGGGCTACTTACACCGGTCGCACTTGCCTGGCGAGAACTTTGCCCGTCGGTGATATACCCAGTGCTGAACTCCGTCCTTGATGAAACCTACGTGGTATTCGGCATCGCGTGGAACGTTAGCAGGAACGGGCAGGCGTTGATCCTGAGCATACGTCCATTGTGTCAGATCATGTCCGTTGTTACCGCCGAGGTAGTGCGCGGCGTGTCGGACGGTCGTTTCATCGGCGACAATCATCTTCTTGTTCATAGATCAACCCTAGCAACGAAACAGAACTTGTGCAATAAAAATCGCATATGGTCACATATGGTCAATTGTAAAAGATTGTCATAGTTGCCATAAATCGTCAAAGTGTAGTCTAGCTTACAGACGGACGTTTGCGACGAGGCTATCATATCCCCACTTCGCTTCGCTCAGTTTCGTGTACGGAGTTGCTAAACGCGTACGTTGCGGTCGCTGAACAAACACCGCGTGCGTTGAGCGGCAACAGAGCCCGGATGACCCCCTGACCCCCCCGGCCCTAGGTCCCTAGGAGGGACCCAGGGCGCGGCGCTGTATAAGGGCGAAAAGCGATCGGCCTCGCTTCGATTGTGAGTCTTCGCGGTACGTGACCTCGGCTCAGGCGCTCCGAAAGATCTAGACCTTGGTTTCGCATCCGTGCTATAATTCTCCCCGTAAACTGGCTTACTAACCCTCACGAAAGGTCAGTCAAAGAAATGTCAAGCTTGAACAAGGTGATTCTGATTGGGAACCTCGGCGCCGATCCTGAGTTGAAGTCTACTCCGTCCGGTCAGTCCGTTTGCAATCTCAGTCTCGCCACTACCGAGAAGTGGAAGAACAAGGATGGCGAGAAACAGGAAAAGACGGAGTGGCATCGGGTTACGGTTTGGGGAAAGCAGGCTGAGAACTGTGCCAAGTACCTCGAGAAGGGCCGACCTGTTTACGTGGAGGGCCAGCTCCAGACGCGCAGTTACGATAAGGACGGGCAGAAGCATTATGCGACCGACGTTCGTGCCGACGAAGTGAAGTTCCTTGGTACCGGTCGCGGCGCGGTTAGCGCCCCCGCCGATCGCGACGACCAGGACAAGGCCGGCGGTCCCGAAGACAGCGACATTCCTTTCTAATCACACGGGCTTAGCATAATGGCCGCCGCAATGGTGACTTGGGGACCGGTTGTTACGGTTCTAATCGCCGCCATTGCGGCGGCCTTGCATTGTGAAGTTGAGCATTGCACGGAGATTTAACCGTGAGCCGAAGACACTCACGGAAGACTCTGTGGTTGCCGATGATCACGTGCCCAGTACACGAATGCAAGAACGCGCCAAGCCGCACAAGCCAAATCTGCGTCGAACACCTATTGCTGTTACCAGCCGATGATCGGCCGAAGACCGCAGGCGCTGTAAATCGAGCGAAGGCAGTTGCATATCTCAACTCTCTAGAGAGTGCTAAATGGCTGATGTAGTCAATCACCCTCCGCACTATAAGTCAAATGGAATCGAATCAATCGACGTTATCGAAGCCTTCGGACTGGGCTTCCATCTTGGAAACGTTGTTAAATACGTTCTCAGGTCCGGGCGAAAGTCAATCGATTCTGTTGAGGATCTCAAAAAGGCCCGGTGGTACCTGGATCGTGCGATCGCTAAGCTGGAGTCGCAATAAATGAGCAGAATCGCCCGGCAACATTTGGTGATACCAGACTGCCAAGTTAGACCGGGCGTTCCAATAGATCACTTATCATGGATAGGCAACTATGTCAACGAGAAACGGCCTGATGTGGTGGTTAATCTCGGAGACTTCGCGGACATGCACAGCCTATCGAGCTATGACCTCGGTAAGGCTTCGTCAGAGGGCGCGCGGTACGTCGATGACATAGAAGCAACCAGGGCCGCAATGAGGCGGCTAATGAAGCCAATCAAATACAAACCTGAGCTTCATTTTACACTGGGCAACCATGAGGACCGAATTGACAGACACGTTGAGGCAAATCCTAGTCTCGTCGGCGCACTGTCAATTTCGGATCTTAAATACAAGGAAAGCGGATGGAAGGTTTATCCGTTCCTTAAGGTAGCAACAATCGACAGCGTAGAATACTGTCACTACTTCATTTCTGGATCCATGGGGCGCCCGGTCTCGAGCGCACGTGCTTTATTGACCGCTCGTCATCGTAGTGCGATTATGGGGCATGTCCAACATCGTGAGATTGCGATTCATCGGCAAACTCAAGACACTGCTATCTTTGCTGGAATCTGCTACCTACACGAAGAAAAATACTTGACACCCCAGTCAGAATCGCTTAAACGTGGCATATGGGTACTCAATG